ATTTACTTAATGCTTTTATATGCCATTAAACACGACCAAAAGTTTTTAATATACAGCAGCGAAAACGAGCCTTACGAATTAATACAGCGGCTTTTAGAGTTTATACTAGAGCAACCAATAAATAGAATAATACCGACAGACTTTAACGCTGGTATTGCCTGGATCAAAAAACATTTTCAATTCATAGACAACAGCCAGCTATATACTTATAAAGAGCTTTTAGCAGAGGCCGTAAGACATAGGACCGTTTTTAAATACGACGGTTTTTTAATAGACCCTTATAATAGTTTAGCAAAAGATAGGGACATGCTCAAAGGCATAAGCACCCACGAGTACGACTACGAGGCTACAACCGACATGAGACTATTTTGTAAACAATACAGAGTTACTATTTGGCTTTGTACACATGCAAATACAGAGGCTATAAGGCAAGTATATAGAGACGGCCTATACCAAGGCTACCCAAAGACCCCAGAAAGCAGCAGCATTGAGGGGGGCGGCAAATTCGTAAACCGCTGCGATTTTTTCGCAGTATGCCATAGGTTTATACAGCACCCCACAGAGTTTATGAATAGCCAGCTACATATTAAAAAGGTTAAGTCTATAAGCTCTGGCGGTAGATGTACGCCGCTAGACGACCCTATTATGCTAAAAGCAATTACCAACAATGTGGGGTACTCTATCAACAATGAAAGCCTGGTAAAAAAACTCAAAGCAATAAAGTCGCCGTTCTAAGTTAGTATTTTTTTTATTAACTTTTAAACGTGAAAAATTGCGTTTTATCGAAAATACATAAAAACCATAATATCTGGCTAGACATAGTACAGAGCTTTAAGGTCAATAAAGAGACGGCAAAAGACGTCGTTTCTGAAATGTATATAAACGTGCAAACGCATATACAGAAAAAAGGCGCAGACATATACTATAACGGCGACGAAATAAACTACTACTTTATATATATATGTTTACGAAACCTAGTCTACGATTTAAAGCGTAAAGAAAAAAAGGTTAAGTACATAGACATAGACAGTAAAAAACTACAAACCGAAACCGAAGAGTATATCGAAACGCCAGACGGTTACGAAAAATTAAAGTCTATAATTGACTGGTACGAAAACCCAGAGTATTTAGAAATGCTAAAAGGCGATACGTACCTAGAAGACTTTACAAGCGACAAAATGCACCTTTACTATTTAAGACGTATATTTAAAGAGGTTTTTCTTGACGGTAAAAAATTAGCTAAATTTAGCCGAGAAACTAAAATAGGTTACTGGTCGCTTAGAAATACCTTAAAAACTATAAAAAACCAAATAAAAAATGAGTATAAAAATAGGCACGATACTAGAGACAATATTTAAGTATACAGGCGTTAAATGGCTCGTAAAAAAAATAGTCATTGACTGGCTAGGCTATGAGAGCTGCGGCTGCGAAGAGCGACGCGACAAGCTAAATTCATTAACTATAAAAAGGCATGAATAAAAAAGACTATCAATACTGGACCAAATTTCGAGCTAGCAAGTCTACGTCTATTACAAAAGAAGAGTATACAACAATTTGCCGTATGCACGCAGAGTTTAAAAAGCATGCCTATTTTGAGCCTTGCAAATGCTCGCCAAAAGGCATACAGCGTTTTATAGACGACATAAACAAAATATATGAACAAAGACAAAACAAATAAATTCGAGCAAGCCGTTGTAGCTATATTAAATATTGACGGCTGGCAGCTAAACTGGTGCGGCGATACAAACAACCTTTACGACGCCGAGGGTTTAACGCCAGAAAAAGAGGGTAAGCGCAATAAATGCGTTATAGAAATTAAGTTTAGAAACGTATACTATGAAGACAAGCTACTAGAAAAAAACAAATACGACAGTTTAATGGCCCTAGACGACGACATAGTAAAGCTATATTTTGTTTTTGATCCTAAAGGCAATTACCTATACTGGCTCAATAAATTAAATATGCCAGAGCCGCAAAGCAAAAACCTAGGTAAAACTAGCCTATGGGCAAACCAAAGAGTAGCCAAAGAAATATACTTATTACCAGAAAGTAAGGCAACCATAATACAAAGAAATTCTAACGAGCGAGCGCAAAAAAGCGTTTGGGACGAGTACCTTAAAAAACAGCGCAAAATAAGTTTTTGACATAAAAGGCCATATTTTAACATTTTTTTTTGTAATTTTAGGCTATGGCAAAACACGATATAATAGAAGAGCAAAAAAACAACGTATACGACATTGAAGAGCTAGCCTACTTTGGCAGCTTTGAAAAAGCCAGCAACTTACTAATTAACTGGCAAGCTAAAGCACAAAAGGCAAACAGCGAAAACACTTTAAAAGAGCTTACAGCTTGCGCAGACGCGCTAGCTAGAATAGGTATTTACGTTAGTCAAATGCAAACTAGGCAGCGCGAATACGACGTACAGCTAAGTAGGTTTAGAGTAGCCAAACTAGAGGCAGACGCAAAAGCCGAAAAAGCAATACAAGACTTAGAAGACTATAAACTACAATTATGAATAAAAAAACCGAATACCAAATAACGTTTTATTCTCTAGTAGCTATACTTATAACTACAGCGTATTTAATATTTGACAGCTGTACGTCATGACTGAATTACAGTTACTTAAAAACGAGCTAAAAGACATACAATATCTTTTAATGCAAACCCAGCATATAAGCGCTGGCAGCTTTGAATTTAGAGCCAAAGCCTTAAAGCGTTTAGAAGAGATAAAAACAATACTTAAAGACCTTAAATAATGTATCTACCAATTTTGCACCCTTGCCCAGTATGTTTAGGTATATGCCTAGCGACATATTTAATACTCAAAAAAAATAAAAAGAAATGAAACATAACGCTATAGAAAACGAAATATTTGACGCGTATAGAAAACAACAAAAAGAAATACAAAAGTCTATACAAATACTAAAAAAGCATAACTATAAAATTTATAAAAATAAGCATGAAGAGCTATAAAATAGAGTACCGCTATTTAGCCTTTGGGGGTCAAGACCTAGAGGGTTACGACTACGACATAGTAAACGTAAAGGCTATAAGTCCTAGCCAGGCTATAAGGCTAGCAAAAGATAAGGCACCCTTTAACGCAAAAGACTTTCAAATACTAAATTAATGAAAAACGAAATACAACTACTAGACGGCAACTTTTACGACAAAAGCGAGCTATTAAATAAAATGTACGACGACGAGTTTTACTACGGCGAGCTGTCAAAACTAGCTTTAAGTAGCTCTAGTCTTAAACTACTTTTAGACAGTCCGAAAACATACTACTACGTTACTAAGTATGCAAAAAATGAAACTACCGCGGCATTACGCGCTGGTCATCTATTCCACCTGGCCATTTTAGAGCCTACAAAATACGACAAGATCAAATTTGTTGAGGTGCAAAGTAGAAACAGTAAAAAGTTTAAAGACGCAGTAGAAGAGTTTGGCGAGGTTTACACAGCAAAAGAGCGCGACGAAAACAATAGACTTATAGACGCTATGCTTAAAAACCCTACGGCCCAAGAATTAATAAGAGACAGCAAAAGCGAAGTACCAAAAATATCAAATGTTATGGGTATGCCGTTTAGAGGCAAGGCCGACATATTAAAAAACAAAGGCGGTATCGTAGATTTAAAAACTACCCAAGACGTACAGCATTTTGACAAAAGCGCTTTTAAATATAAATACCACTTACAGGCCGCAATTTATATAGACCTATTTAGTACGCCAGAAAAACCCTTAACGCATGAAGACTTTACGTTTTTATGCATTTCAAAAAATAATTTAGACATAGGCGTATGGCGCTGTAGTGAGGCGTTTATAGAATACGGACGCCAGGAATTACGCAAAGGCATAGACTTATATAAAACTTACATACGTGAAGACTTTGACATAAACGACTATACAATACAGGGTACCTTATAATGGAATTTAAAAGTAATTTCGAGTATGACTTAAAAGTCGGCCAGGTAAAAGAAAAACAGCTAGCCGACATACTAGAAAATAAAACCATTGAAGTAAAAAGCTGTATAGAGGCAGACTTTAATATATTTGTAGAATACGAAAGCCGCGGCAAGCCGTCTGGCATAAACAAAAGTAAAGCTAACTATTATTGCTTTGTACTAAAAAACGTATTTATATTAATATCACTAAACGACCTAAAAAAGAAATGCGCGCCTTATATGAATACAAAACGTAATGTAGTAGGCGGCGACAATAATACGTCAAAAGGCATACTACTACCAATTAGAGACTTAAAATAATGAGACGCAAAAAACTAACCCAGCAAAAGCGTATAGAAACCCTAGAGCGAGTAGTCGCCCAGCTATACGTTAAAATCGAAACCTTACATAATATTGTTAAAAAACTTACGCATGAACAACCACAAGAAAATAGCGGACCTAGTAATTGAGTATACAGGCATAGACATATACAGTAATAGAAAAACCCAAGACATAGTAGACGCTAGAGCCTTATTTGAATACATAATGAAACACGACTACAACTCGACTTATTCTAAACTGTCGGATCACTACAGAAAAAACGGCAAAGAGCGCAAGCATAGCGTAATGATATATAGCGTTAGAAACTTTGAAAACGAAATACGACACAGGCGTAAAGACTATAACGAATACTACCAAAATATACTACAAACAGACATAACAGTATTACAATACAAAAACGCCTATAAACTAATAACCGAAAACTTAAAAAACCAAAAACAACTACGCAAAATACGTAAGTATATTACAGAGGTTTTAGAAGAGCAACCTAAAAACTAAAAACAACCGTTATATAAGTATGGTACGAGACACACAAGACAGTAAAAAAAAGATGCTAGAGGCCCTAGAGTTTAATTTAGGCATAGTATCTACGAGCTGCGCAGTCGCAGACGTAAGTAGAGCAACCCACTACCGCTGGCTAAAAGAAGACGAAGACTACAAAGCATACGTACAAAACATACACGAGGCCGCTATTGATTTTGTAGAGAGTAAGCTATACGAAAAAATAAAGGACAAAGATACCGCAAGTATTATTTTCTATTTAAAGAGCAAAGCAAAGCACCGCGGATATGTAGAGCGCCAGCAAATTGAAGTAGGCGAGACAAAAGAGTTTACAGTCAAAGTTATAGAATAGTGCAAATAGATACTAACGTCGTCTGGCGGCACCTAGAAGAGACAGACAAAAAAATAGTTATATGCCAGGGCGGTACACGTAGCGGCAAAACTTATAATATATTACTATGGCTTATATTTTCTTACAGCCAAAAGTATACAGGCAAAACCATAACAATATTTAGGGCAACGTACCCAGCTTTACGCGCTACAGTCATGCGCGACTTTTTTGACATACTAAACAAATACGACTTATACAACGAGGCAAAGCATAATAAAAGCAATAGCGAGTACAGGCTCAACGGCAACCTATTTGAGTTTGTAAGCATAGACCAGGCCAGCAGACTAAAGGGGCGTAAAAGAAACATAGCATTTTTAAATGAGGCTAACGAGTTAAGCTACTCTAGCTATAGCCAGGTTTTATTTAGGACCGTAGGCACCGACGGCGCCCCAAGTCTAATACTAGACTATAACCCTAGCGACGAGTATAGCTACATATACACAAAAGTAAAAACACGCGAAGACGCCGCATTTCACATAACCACATACAAAGACAATAAATTTCTAGAGCAAACACTTGTAGACGAAATAGAGCGCCTAAAAGAAACTGACGAAGATTACTGGCGAGTATACGGCCTGGGTCAAGTAGGACGCAACCGCGCGACTGTATTTAAGTTTAACGAGTGCGACGAAATACCAGACAGAGCTAAACTAATTGCCAGGGGTCTAGACTGGGGGTTTGTTAATGATCCTAGCGTTTTAGTAGCGACATACGTACTAGATAATAATATGTATATAGACGAGCTGTTTTATAAGTACGGCATGACAAACAGAGACATACACAATGAATTAACAAAACTAAACTTAACGCGTGCCGACCAGATATTTGCCGACAGCAGCGAGCCAAAGAGTATAGACGAGCTGTACCGCTACGGCTGGAATATTAAGGCAGCGACAAAAGGCAAGGACAGTATTATGCTAGGCATTGACTTAATGAAACGCTACAATATATTTATAACTAGCCGCAGCGCAAACACTATACAAGAATTTCGTAATTACAAATGGCTAGAAGACAAAAACGGTAATTTGCTAAATAAGCCAGAAGATAAAAATAACCATGCCGTCGATAGTACCAGGTATAGTATTTTTACTAGACTGTCTAGGCCAAACGTAGCTAGGTACGCTATAAGATAAAATTTGTATATTGCATAAATTTACGGTATGAAACTTTTAGAGCTTTTTGCTGGCAGTAGGTCCGTAGGCAAAGAGGCAGAAAAACTAGGCTTTCAAGTATTTTCGTCAGACATAAACGACTTTGACGGTATAGACTACGTTACTGACATTTTAAATTTTGACATAAATAAACTACCCTTTAAGCCTACAGTAATTTGGGCAAGTCCACCCTGTACTACTTATTCGCTTTTACAAGTAAGGCATCATAGAGACAATACTACGCCGAAAACAAAAGACGCCGAGCTAGCAGACGTAATAGTAAAACATACATTAAATTTAATTAAAGAGCTACAGCCTAAATACTGGTATATAGAAAACCCTAGAGCTATGCTAAGAAAAATGCCTTTTATGTCTGGCCTACCTAGAGCTACAGTTTGGTATTGTAAGTACGGCGACCATAGGGCCAAGCCTACAGATATTTGGTCCAATAATATATTTAGCCTTTTTAATACTAACGGCTGGCAGCCTAGGCCTAAATGTTTTAATGGTAATACTAAATGCCACCATAACCCAGCGCCGCGAGGATCAACAACAGGCACGCAAGGTTTTTTAACAGACTACGAGCGAAGTATTATACCTGGCGAGCTAGGGCGCGAAATAATGCAAAACAGCAAATAACTTTATAGACATTTTGTTTATAAGTAAATTAATTGTATATTGCAGACGTCTTAGTACAGCAGCGGCATTTTAAAGACCGCGTAAGCCTCGAACGCGTAGCTATACGAAAAATAGCAGTCATGCCTAAACTAGACAGGCGAGCGACTTAAACTACTAAATATGCCTGGTTAATTAAATTACGATATAATGAAAAACTACGACTACAAAGAATTAATTAAAGACGCTGAATTTGAAGTACAGTATTACGAAAGCGAATACAACAAAGTAGAGGGCAGACTGTTTAGAGCAAAACTAGCTCTAGAGCAGTTACAAATTAGACAAGCTCAAAACGAAATAGTATAAACATAATTTTAGTTTAGTTTAGTTTAGAGGCAGCCGAGAGGCTGTCTTTTTTTATGCTCACAATTTTAGTATTTTAACGTTATATAATAAACCCTATAAAAATGAAAGTAAATTTAAGAGTACCGACAACCCTAGCAGACATACCGCTACATCAATACCAGCGCTTTATAAAGACGTTCGAAAATACGGACGACATGACAGAGGCGTACGCTGGTACTAAAATGCTAGAGATATTTTGCGGCCTAAAAACAGACGAGACTTTACAGCTAAAAGTAAAAGACTTAAAGACAATTACGAATAAATTAAATATAGCGCTTTCAGAAAAACCCTTACTAATTACTAGATTTAAAATAGGCGGTACTGAATTCGGCTTTGTACCCCAACTTGACGACTTAACGTTCGGCGAGTTTGTAGACATAGAAAATAACATAGGCGACTGGGACAATATGCACAAAGCTATGAGCGTACTATATAGACCTATTACAGAGCGCATAGACAGCCAGTACCAAATAGAAGAGTATAGAGGCGACAGCTGGCACGACGCTATGTTAAATATGCCAGCAGCTGTAGCAATTAGCGCTATTAATTTTTTTTTTCTTTTAGAAAACGACTTACTGAAAGTTACGCTACCTTATTCGAGCGAAGCGACGACGGACAAAGCACAGGATCAAAAGCTGACAACTTTAACAGACAATGGGGGTGGTACCACAGCTTTATGAGTTTAGCAAACGACAAATTTTTAGACTTAGAAATTATAGCAAAAAAAAACGTACATAATTGCTTAACCTACTTAACATACGTAGGACAGAAAAATAAAGTACAAGACATATACATAAAAAGTAAATTTAAAAAATAATGGCAAACAATGGCGCTAGAGCTTTTTTCTTAATGCTCGAAACAATTAAAAATACGTTACTACAAGATAAAAACGTTAATACGGTTACCTATGGCGACTTGACAGAAATAGACCTAAGTAAACAAACTATGTTTCCTTTGTCGCATATTTTAGTAAACAGCGCTACAAACGACAGCCAGACAATGACTTTTAACGTTACTATTATAAGTATGGACGTAGTCGATATAAGTAAAAAAGAATTAAACGATATTTTTGAAAGGGACGCGCACGAGCATTTTGTTTTAAATACTCAATTAGCTGTAGGCAATAGACTATACCAGCTTTTGCATAATGGGCAAGTAAGGCTAGACGGCTACCAAGTAGACGGCGACGCAAGCTGCGAGCCGTTCGTAGACCGCTTTAGTAACAACCTAGCTGGCTGGGCGACTACTTTCGACATAATGATAAAAAATGACTTATTTATATGTTAAAAAATGTAAACAAAGTATTTAACGCTTTAGGTATAAACGTTGTTTCTAAGGCAAAATCAAACCTAGCAAATAGCAACAGCTCTGGCGCTTTAGCTGACAGCCTAGACTATAAAATAGACAACAGCGACCCAGACAACCCAAGGCTAAATTTTTACGCCGAAGACTACGCAAAGTTTGTAGACTTAGGGGTCCAAGGTAACAACCCCCAGGCTATGCCGCAAGGCTCACTAGCTAGGTTTAATAAGGCCCCAAACAGTCCGTACCAATTCGGTACAGGCAGCTATAGCGGTAGCGGTAGTTTGCGAGGCGCTATTGACAAATGGGTAGTACAAAAAGGTATACCAAACGTAAGAGACGAAAAAGGCAAATTTATAAAACGTAAAAGTTTAGTTTTTTTAATATCTCGCAGCATCTGGAATACTGGAATAAAACCGACATATTTTTTTACAGACGCCAAAAACCAATACAGTAGGGGCGTACAAGCTAAACTAGCTTTTGCCTATGCCAAAGACTTAGACAGCGAATTTAAAAACCAAAGAAAAAAACGAAAACGAAAATAATGTCAAACTTTAGACCTTTAAAAAGTCCTATTACAATAGGCAACGTAAACGCGTCATCTTATACAGACGGCTATACAGTCGCAAATATATTTATAGGGGGCGTATTGACTTTACAATTAGACCGCAAAGGCTTTGAAAACGGCGACACTAGCAGCTATTTTGAGTTTGCAGAAATACTAAACAGTTATTTAGATATTACATTTGACGGTACGTATACTAGTCAAACATTAAATATAACTTTAGAGTTTTACCAATACGACGACCCAGACTTAACCACACAATTAAATTTTCAGACCGAAACTTTTTTAGGCTTGTCTGGTTATTCTTATTTTCAACAAGGCGACAATTTTAAATATACAGCAACCCAGCCAGCAATAAGTACGACAACTTTATACATACCAGACGGCGTAGCTGGATATATACCTTTTTTAGATACTGGCGCGCCAGCAATTACTTATAACGCCTTTAGTACAACAGCAACAGCTATTACTATAGGCTCTACAGAGTTTACAATAAAAAGGATATGCGAGCCTAAATACCAAAACTATAAATTAACATTTTTAAATAAATACGGCGCTTTACAAGACCTATACTTTTACTTATTAAGACGAGACAGTACCGCTGTAAAAACCGAAACTTACAAATCGCATATTACAACGCCAATAGGTGGTTATAGTATAAACACGCATAGCAAGCAAACTTTTGAAGTAAAAGCTAACGACAAGTTTGTTTTAAATACATGCTATTTAGACGAAACATACAACGACGTAATTACTGAATTAATGTTAAGCGAAAAAATCTGGATCACTGAAAACGCTCAAGTATTGCCTATAAGAATTACGACATCATCATTAGAAAAAAAGACAACCGTAAACGACAAATTAATACAATACACGTTAGAGTTTGAGTACGCCTTTGACAAAATAAACAATATAAGATAATGCGCGAAGTACAAATCTTAATAAGACAAAATAATTCGTGGGACAGGCTAGAGCTTTTTAAAGACGAAACAATTAGTCTTACGCAAACAATAAAAAACGCTAGAGATATAGGCAGCATATTTACTGACTTTACGCAGTCTTTTACTTTGCCAGCATCAAAATTTAATAATAAAGTTTTTAAGTTTTATTACGATACAAACATTTCGTCTGCAGACAATTTTAACCCAAACGACAAATTACCGTCGCAAATATTATTAAACGGCGATTTGTTTCGCAGAGGTTTTTTAGCTTTAAATGGCGTTGAAATGAAAGACAACAACCCTTTTAGTTATAAAGTTACATTTTTTGGCGAGACAGTAGACATAAAAAAACGACTAAAAGACTTAAATTTAAGAAACATATTTGACGGGTTTGAAGACTATAATCATACTTACGACGTAAACACCGTTACGCAAGGTTTAAATTCTAGTTTATTTAGTGGCAATATAATCTACCCCTTAATATCACATACAGAAAGATTAACCTATGATAGTAATAGCGCTGTAGCTGGTAGTAGAAATTTATATTATGACGGTACTACAAACCAAGGTATAAATTTTAGAGACTTAAAACCAGCTATAAGACTTAGGCGAATAATAGACCGTATAAACGAAATTACAGGCGTAGAGTTTGACATGACTAAGGGCTTTTTTGCGTTAAATAATCAAGAATTTAATTTACTGTATTTATGGTTGTCTAGAGAGCGCGGCAAACTAGGTCAGTCGTATAACGGCAGCGAGCAGTTTATTATAGACATAAATAGTATTACTGGCTTTTTTCAAAACGGCGGCTACCAGGGCGGCTGGACCCCACCATTAGAGCGTTTTTTTGGAAACTCGACAAACCCCCAGCCAGTAGCTTGTTTTATCAGTAATACTGGGAAAATATTTTGTAGAAGTTTTTACGAGTCTGGAGTAGTTAATGACTATTTTACTTTAACGTGGCGTGTTGATAGTACAGAAACGTTTGACTTAGAAATAATAGACACTATTACTAATACTGTAGTAGCAAGTAGAACGGGCTTATCTGGATCAAACCAGACAATTCAACACGACGTAAGGGCGGTAGGCTCTGGCTCTGTAGTAACACAATTTTTAAGGTTAAGAATAAGAACAAACGACGCTACATTTTCGGCATCATATATGGGCCTTGCTATAAGATATAAATATCGTTTTTTTGCTAATAGAACATCAAATACAGAAAGTCAAAATTTATCACCAAACGCTTTAGTAAACGATATAAGCATACCGTTACAAATGCCAAATATTAAAGTTTTAGACCTACTTACTGGCTTATTTAAAATGTTTAACTTAACGGCTTTTTTCCAAGAAGACGGCAAAATACTAGTACAAGAATTAGACGACTTTTACAACGCTGGTGGCGAAACAGATATTACCGCTTTTATAGATACAGAAAAAAAGTCTGTAAACTACCCTATACCGTACCAAGAAATTGCGTTTAGATACCAAGAGCCAAAAACTTTTTTATCTATAAACTTTAAAGAAATAAACGGCTACCAGTTCGGTAATTTAGAAAACACAACTACCGAGCCAGACGTTCAACAAACAGACAGGGGACAAAAATACGTCGTAAAAGTACCTTTTGAAAAAATGATTTTTGAGCCTTTAACAGACCAGGCCGACGGCTCACAACAAAATTTACTGTATGGCTGGACCGTAGACAAAGACCAAGGCCCAGTAGCTATATCGCCTTTAATTTTTTATAGAAGAGTTACCCAGTCTACAAACGGTTATTCTGTACAAGACAGAGGGGTAGGCAGTACCCCAGCGCAACTAACGGCATACAACAGGGCCGCAAATAGTTACCTAAATAACACATTAAATTTTGGTAATGAAATTGACGAATTTACAGGGATAGTAAAAGAAGACAGTTTGTTTTTTGTTTATTACAGAAAATATATATCAGACCTATTTAACAGACAAAGGCGACTAGTAAAGGTAACGGCTTATTTGCCAGTCAATTTTTTATTAACCTATAAGTTAAACGACTGTCTAATCATAAACGGACGTAAATACCAAATAAATAGTATTAAAACAAATTTACAAACTGGTAAAAGTGAGCTACAATTATATAACAAATTATACTCAATATGATAAATTTAATACTAGAAATGCTGGACCAGGCAAACGGCGAGACTGAAAACATACGTATTGCGCAAGGCAAAAATAAATTACCTACAACCCTAAAAGACGGATATAAAAAACTTAAAAAGCAAAGTAAATGGGCATTGAAAAAATAGGGGTAGAATTTCAAGTAAACGGCAAAGAGGCTGTAAAACAAATTAAAGATACCGCAAAAGCTCTAGACACTTTTAATAGCGAGCTAGAAAAAAACCGCGAGGGTATGAAGATACTAGACCAGCTTACAGGCGGCGCAGTATCGCAATTTCAAGACTATAAAAACAGCGTAAAAGGTGGCATAGGCGCTATTAAAAATTTAAGTAAAAGTTTTAAAGGCTTAAAGGCTGCAATAATATCTACAGGTATAGGCGCTATTGTAGTAGCTTTAGGTTTAATTGTAGCGTACTGGGACGATATAAAAGAGCTAGTAAGCGGCGTAAGCAAAGAGCAAGAAGACCTACTCGCTTTACAGCAGCAGAGCGTAGCACAAAGCCAGGCAGCTAGCGACGCAATTAGCGCAACGTCAAATACTTTAAAATTACAGGGCAAAAGTGAACGCGACATACTTAATTTAAAAAAGGCCCAAACCGACGAAACTATAGCAGCTTTAGAGGCGCAACTTATTACACAAAAAGAAATTAAAAAAGCGCAAGTAGAAAGCGCAGAGCGAAACCAAAATATAGCAAAAGGTATTATAGGGTTTTTATCTACGCCTTTATTGCTTATTACAGGTCTAATAGACGGAATTACAAACAGTTTAGCGTCTTTAGGTATAATTGACGAGGCTACCAGTTTGACCGAAGACTACCTAGAGACTACGTCGTCATTATTATTTGACCCAGAGGCAGTAGCTGGCGCAGCAGACGAAACAATAAAAGAAACAGAAAGCCAATTAACTAAGTTAAAAAACACTAGAGACGGTTATATACTACAGCAACAGGCCCAGGATCAAAAAACCGCAGACGACGCGCTACAAAAGAAAAAAGACGAAAACCAAAAGCTACTAGACGAAGAAGAGGCATTTCAAAAAAAGCTAGCAGACATAAAACAAAAAGACTTTCAAGACCAGCTTACAATGATGCAGCGTATTGAAGACGCGGAAAACGCATATTTTGACAGTAAGCTATCAAAAGAGCAGCTAGAAGAGAACGCAGTAAGAGAAAAATATTTTGCGCTTATTGAGGCAGCAAATGAGTACGGCCTGTCTACGGTAGACCTAGAGGCTGCCCAAACTGAAGAGTTACAAGCAATAAAAGACGAGGCAGCAGCTAGAGACAAGGCAAGAGACGAGGCGCTAAAAAAGCAAAGACTGTCGGCAGTAGGCGACACGTTCGGCCAAATAGCTGGTATCTTAGGTAAAAATAGCGCAGCTGGCAAAGCGGCAGCTATAGCACAGGCGACAATTAATACCTACCAGGGAGTTAGTGAAGTTTGGGGCAATAAGACGGTATTACCAGAGCCATTTGGTACAGCTCAAAAAGTAGTATCTACGGTAGGAGTTTTAGCAGCTGGTATGCAGACTGTAAAACAAATTAAGTCGGTACCAAAACCAAAAGGCGTTAAGGGGGGCGGCAGCTCTGGCGGCGGCGGCGGCGGTCAAAGTGCGCCAGCGTTTAATTTAGTAGGCGGCGGCGGTACAAACCAATTAGCCGAAACAATAGCAGAGCAAACCAAACAACCGTCTAGGGCGTACGTAGTAGCTGGCGACGTTACAACGGCCCAAGAATTAGAACGTAATACAGTAGAGGGCGCGGCGCTTTAAAAACAAAATTTAAAATTAATACGTTATATAAATATGAAAATTATAGAGTTAATTATTGACGAAAACGACGAATACAGCGGCGTAGACGCTATAAGTTTAGTCGAGTACCCAGCGATAGAAGAAAACTTTGTTGCTTTAAACAAAAACGACAGAGAGTATAAATTTAAAGCTGTAGACGACGACAAGCGTATTTTAATGGGCGCGCTTTTAGTGCCTAACAAAATGATATACCGCAAAGACGGCGACGAAGAGTATTACATACACTTTACAAAAGCTACAGTAAAAAAAGCTAGCGAGCTTTATTTGCAAAGAGGCAACGCAAACAACGCGACATACGAGCATATAAAAGAAGTAGAGGGCGTTTCGTTAGTCGAAAGCTGGATAGTCGAAGACAAAGAAAACGACAAAAGTAATTTATACGACCTAGACTTGCCAGTCGGCACCTGGGTAGGCGCAGTAAAAGTATATAACGAGCAGCTATGGCAAATGGCAAAGGTAGACGGATCAATTCGCGGTTTTAGTATCGAGGGGTTTTTTGCTGAAAAGGCGCAAAGGCCAAAAGAGCCAATAGCCGAAGACTTTAGCAGAGAGCTAAACGCCGCCTTTAAACTACTAAAAATAAAACAGTCGCTAATTGAAATGTCGGCTAAAAAAAAAATTGATTTAGACAGCTACAATGACTACCCCCAAGGCGCAGTAAATAACGCTAAACGCGCTTTAGACTGGGTAGAAAAAAACGGCTGGGGCAGCTGCGGCGAGGCTACAGGCAAAAAAAGAGCTAGCCAAATTGCAAACAAAGAAAAATTAACACGCGACACTATAGCACGTATGGCAAGTTTTAAAAGACATCAACAACATAAAGACGTACCCTACAGCGAGGGGTGCGGCGGTTTAATGTGGGACGCCTGGGGCGGTAGCGCTGGCATAAACTGGGCCATAAACAAACTAAAAGAATTAGACAATGAATAAAAGACGCAGACGAAATAGGGGCCTATACGGCATAGACAATACAAACAACGCGTCGCCAACTGGCGGCAGTAGGGCCTGTCTTTGTAAAGACGAGCAAACCTATAGTATTGACTGTTGCGACGGCTCACTATGGGCGCAAGGTATAGGACGTATAACAGCAATAGACGAATAAATGGACCATAAACAAATTATACAAACACTTACAGACAATATAAAAACTGTAAACGAAAATTTTGTAGTAGAATACGACATGCTAACTTATAATTTAATGGACAGCGAAGAGCTAGACGGACCAGAAATTGTAGAAGACCTAGCCGAAACATACGAGCAACTAACGGTTTTTTTAGACATACTAAAAGACAAAGCCGTAGAGCTAGAAGACAACCTAAAAGACTTATTACACTAAAAATGCAAAAAAAAACATACTAACGTTATATAATTATGAGTACAGAAAAAAGAGTGTTTAACAAGCTATTTAAAGGCAAAACTAACTTGTCTAAAAAAATAGCTTTAGGAACGCTAAAAGAAGACATAGACTTTTATATTGAGTATATAAACGAGCCAAAAAACAAAGCTGAACAAATTGTTTCAGACTTTGAAAGGCTGGGCGGCGAAATGCAAAGAATTTTAAGCGAAATACAGACACTTGTACCAGAGGCTAAAACTACTTTAGAGCTAGGCTATCGTTATACCGAAGAGGTAGACGAATTAATTGAGCGTACAAGACAAAGCGCGGACGAGCTGGGAATTGATCCAGCCGACATAGGTAATTTTACAGAGTTAGAGGCAATAGCAAAAGTAGACTTTTATTACTTTAAATATATAGAGGACGCCTGGTGGGAGAATATAAATTATTACACGTCTGAATTAAAGGACAGCGAAGACTTATTTAAATAAAAAACTATGAGTACAAAAAATAGAGTATTTAGCAGACTGTTTGACGACAAAAAACACGCTGCGCAATTAAGAGCTGAAAAACGCAAACAAGACAAACTACAAAAAGTAGCTCTAGGTTTAGTAGACGAGCTAGACTACGACTACCAAAGTATAGCAGACGAAACTAGTCGCCTATCTTATTCGGTAGACGAATGGTTTGACGAAAAATTTGACGTATGGTTTGATTTAGGCCGCGAAATTTACTCGGTATATTTTCAAAACAGCGAGGCATTTTTAACGCCAGACGACGTAGCAGACGACAGAGAAAAATTAATGCAAATTAGAGAAAAAGCCGAAGAGCTAGGCTTAACCGCCGAAGACGTCTACCCAGAATGGGACAACCACTTACAAGAAATTGACTACCTAGCAACACTAGACCAGCGTTTTATTATGCAACAACAACAATTTAGAGACGAAAGTAAAAGCGTATAATTATGAATACAAACAAAACTATACTGTCTATTTTAGACAAATTTAAACCAGCTAAACAAGCTGTAAAACTAAATGTAGTACAAGACATATACGACCTTTACGACAGTTTAAGAGATAGTTATGACATGACTTCTTACTACGCTAACGAAAGGCTAGAAGAGCTACAAAACGAATTTTTTGAAGTAGCTAACCCAATTCGTTTAGAAATTGACGAAATGGCTATAAATGGTATGCCTAGGTTTTTAGAAGAGGAGGGCGAAAAAATGCAAGCTCTAGTAGGCGAGCTAGAAAACAAAGCCGAAGAGCTAGGCATTGATCCCAGCGAATTAATACAGGGCTATGACGAGATAATTTTCATGGTAGATAATTACGAGGCCTTATACAGCGACTTTATACGTCTATACAGAGAAACTATAAGACAGACAGGTAATAACGACTTTTTATAAAAATTACTAAATAAACAATAATAAATTAATAAATATGAAAGCAACAGAAATGTTATCGCAAATTAAAACTTTGCTACGTGCTAGAATAGGTTTAGCACAAATGACGCTAGAAGACGGCGAAACAGTTATCGAGGCAGACGCTTTAGAGGCTGGGCAAGCTGTTTTTATAGTATCTGACGACGAGCGTATCGCTTTGCCAGTAGGCGAGTATACGACAGCTGACGGCCAAATTGTAGTAGTAGCCGAAGAGGGTACTATCGCAGAGGTTAAGGACGCTATGGAAGTCGAAAAAATGGAAGACAAAGAAGACGAAGAGAAAAAAGAAGAGCTAGAAGAGGTAGTCGTCGAAGACGTGCCAGAAATAGCAGCCGAAGAGGTAGCAGCTATTGTAGAGGCAGTAGTCGAAGTAGTGGCGCCAGTTTTAGAAGAGGTTAAAGAGCAAGTAGAAGAGCTTTACAAAAAGTTTGAAGACCAAGAAGACAAAAAAGAAAAAATGTCAAGTCAAAAACCAGCTCGCAAGCCAATGAAACATAACCCAGAGGCAAAACAAACAGTAAAACAAAACTTATACAGTCAAGGTGCAAATTTCAATACAACCAAAGACAGAGTATTTAGTAAACTATTTAAATAAAAAATAACAAACGTACAAATTAATAAAAAAATGAGAAAAACACACTTACGTACAATTACAGGTAATGGGTCAGTAGATAGTATTACAACTAGCTACGAGGGGCAGTACCTTGGCGAAATGATATCTGCAGCTTTATTGTCTGGGGACACTATCGACAAAGGCGGTATTACCGTAAAACCAAATGTAAAATACAAAGAAGTAATTAAAAAATTGTCTTCTACAGGTATTGTAGGCGACGCAACTTGCGGCTTTGAAGTTACAGCGGATCAAATTACGCTAGAAGAGCGTATTTTAGAAATTAAGCCGTTTCAAGTAAATTTAGAAATTTGCAAAAAAGACTTTTTAAGCGACTATTTAGCTTTAGAAATGGGCAACAGCGCATACAAAAATTTGCCGTCTTCATTTGCTGACTTTATTATGGCTCACGTAGCAGCTAAAGTAGCAGAGAAAACAGAGCAAAATATATGGGGCGGTTTAGGTGCAAACCCTGGCGAGTTTACAGGTATTACTGTAGAGGCTTTAGCTGACGGTAACGCAAACCAAGTACCAAACGTAACAGCTACAGCTTTTACAGCTGCAAATATTGTAGAAGAGCTAGGCAAAGTAGTAGACGCTATACCAGCAGCAGTATATGGCAAAGAAGACTTACACTTATATTTACCAACTGGCGCGTTTCAAAAATACGTTAGAAGTTTAGGCGGTTTTGGTGCAGTAGCTGGTAACGGCGGCGGCGCTAACGGTGTAGACAATAGAGGCTCACTTTGGTATGATAACGGCGGCTTAACTTTTGAGGGAATTAAAGTATTTAAGGCCCCAGGTATGCCAGCAGACCACATTGTAGCGGCTGAAAAATCAAACTTATTTTTTGGTACAGCTTTGCTAGACGACATGGGACAGACAAGTGCTAAATTGCTAGACATGGCAGACCTTGACGGCTCAGACAATGTTAGAGTAGTACTCAGATTTCAAGCTGGCGTAAATTATGGAGTATCGCAAGATTTAACGCTCTATACTTTAGCATAATAAAACAAATATTTAATAAAATTAAGGGTAGGTAAGCTCAAAGCCTACCGCCCTTTTTTTTTAATAACACTAAAAAACATAAATTTATGAGCTGTAATACATTAAGCATAGGACGTACTTTACCCTGTACTAGCTCTGTAGGCGGTATTAAAGCCTTTTACGTTGCCAGCTATGGCACGCTAGGGGCCTTAAACGTAAGTTCAACTACAGGCGAGCTAGAGACAATAGGGGGTACGCCTACGCTATACAAATACGACGTAGAGGGTAGCAATGGTTTAGAGCAAGCTATAACGGCTAGCGCTGAAAACGGCAGCGTCTTTTACGATCAAACTTTAACGGTTACGTTGAAAAAATTAGACAAAGCGACGCAATTCGAGCTACAAGACTTACTAAAAGCTAGAACGCATATTTTTGTCGAAGACTACAACGAAAACTTTTTTTTAATGGGCGCTACAAATGGGTGCCATAGCTCTGGGGGGTCCATAACAACTGGGCAAGCCTACGGCGACTTAAGCGGCTTTAGCGCTATTACTTTTAATGCGCAAGAGACGCTACCAGCATTTTTTACGGCAGCAACAGTAATTACTGACAATGAGAGTGCATCACAAATTGAGCCAGCATAATATAAGGGTTAATAGGTATATGCAAAGGCTATAAAGAGGGCGCAGAAATGCGCTCTTTTTTTTTAAGCAAAAAACTAAATTATAACGTTATATAGATATGAAAGTATTAAAGCCGACAACTGACGAGCAAACATTTTACTTTATACCGCAAAGTTACGAAATAACCGAGTTTTTAAGTTTAAGAGACGACCAAACTAACGAAACCGTAATTTATACTCCTACTATGGTAAAAGAAAACGACTTTATTAAAGTTACTGGCGTTTTTAATTTAGTAGAGGGTCATTTTTACGACGCCGAGCTAGTTAAAGACTTTGACGTATGGAATACAAATCTAGACTTTTGGCAGCTATCGCAAGACAACTGGGACGACAGCAAACCGCTATTAAACTTTGTAGTAGATAAAATTTTCTGTACAGACCAAGACATAGACCAGGCGCAAAATAAAAGGTATAGCATAAATAAAGGCGAATACCAAACGCAAAACACTTTCGACAATGACTATATAGTATTATGAAAAAACAACAAAAAAAACCTAGCGTAAAAGGCGGTTTAAAATTTATAAACCTAAACACTTATACGTCGCCAGAAATTATAGAAGACAAAAAACAAGCCTGGGTCAGTTATGGCTCTGACAATTTGTACTATAGCTATCTAAACGACCTTTTTAACGGCTCGCCAACAAATTCGGCAGCTATTAACGGTATTGCGCAGCTTATAGCTGGGCGCGGCGTAGACGCTACAGACAGCAGTAAAAACCCAAACGGTTACGCTGTAATGAAAAAACTATTTACAGACGAGTGCTTACATAAAATAGCCATAGACTTAAAGCTATTTGGCCAGGCAAGCGTACAGGTAATATATAACCAAGAGCGTACGCAAGTCGCGCAAGTGGACCATTTTCCTATAGAAACGTTACGAGCTGAACGCATGAACGAAGACGGCGAAATTGAGGCTTACTACTACAGCAGCGACTGGGCAGACGTAAAAAACAAAAAAGAATTAAAACGTATACCAGCTTTTGGTATGTCTAGCGAAAGCATAGAAATTTATTGTATTAAACCATACAAGCCAGGTTTTTATTATTATTCGCCTGTAGACTACCAGGGGGCAACCCAGTATATAGAAATGGAGTGCGAAATATCAAATTTTCACTTAAACAGCTTACTTAACGGTATGGCACCGTCGCTCTTAATGAATATGAATAGCGGCATACCAGACGAAGAGACGCAACGCGAAATAGAACAAAAAATTTACAGTAAATATACTGGGACGTCCAATGCTGGACGCATAATTTTAGCTTTCAATAATGGGTCCGAAGAGCAAGCGACAGTCGAAACTATACAGCTGTCAGACGCGCACCAACAATATAGTTTTTTGTCAGAAGAAAGCTCTCAAAAAATTATCATAGGCCACAGAATTACGTCGCCTATGCTACTAGGAATTAAAAACAATACTGGCCTAGGATCAAACGCCGACGAGCTAGCCAGCGCTAGTATTTTATTTGACAATACCGTAATAAGGCCCTTTCAAGACCTTATTTTAAAATGCTTTGACGCAATACTAGCCTTTAACGACGTTAGCTTAAACCTATATATAAAGACCTTACAGCCGCTAGAGTTTATAGACTTAGAAAACGCTAGAACGGTAGAAGAGGTAGAAGAGCAAACAGGGCAAAAATTGTCTATGTCGGCTACAGAAATAGACGGCAAAACGGCTTATAGCACAATAGAAGAGGCCGAAGCTGCAGCCAAAGAAATAGGCTGTAAAGGACATCACGAACATACAGACGAAGAGGGCCAAACGTGGTACATGCCATGCGAAACGCACGACTTTAAAGCGCCATGCTGGGACGGCTACGAGCAAATAGGTACAAAAATAAAAGACGGCGAAACGGTGCCTAATTGCGTACCATTGAGCGACGCCGACAAAATACGTGAAGAGCTATACAAGCGTTTAATGACAATAGGCGAAGACGAAGACCTAGAAAATTACGACTTAATAGACGCCAGGCCAGCAAACGAATACGACAGCGTTTTACATAGCAGCTTAAATTTAGCTAGCACAGTAAGAAGTACGCCAAGTAAAAAGAGCGACCAGGACACTTTAATACTAAAAGTACGCTACGCATACATGGGCAACAACAACCCCCAGCGCGAATTTTGTAAGAAAATGTTTAACAACAAAATATACCGCGTAGAAGACCTAGACAGCGACAACCCAAACTACAACGGTAACGCTGACGGCGCAAACGCTGGTTTTGGTATCGACGGCGCAGACAATTATAACGTCTTTTTGTACAAGGGCGGTCCGAATTGCCGCCATTATTTCGAGCGTAGGGTTTATTTAAGAAAAAACAATAAAAAAATTACAGTTACAGAGGCTATTAAAAAAATTAACGAGCTAGACCCAAGTTTAAGGCCCGAGGCGCGTATAATTAAAAACCCAAAAGAAGTAGCTATGTACCCAGCAAATATGCCAAATAACGGATATTACAGATAAAACTATGGCAACAGCATTATTTATAAATAGAACAGACTTAGTAAAAAACACTATAATAAATGGCTCGGTAGATACCGACTTATTTATACAGTCAATAAAATTAGCGCAGCAGACGCATATTTTGCAGTATTGCGGCAGCGCGTTATATGACGAAATTTCTAATAAAATACTAAATAGCAACGTAGACGCCGACACAGAGGCTTTACTACAAGACTTTTTACAGCCTATGCTTATACATTTTGCTATGGTAGACTACTTGCCTTTTTGCTCGTACAGCATAAAAAATGGCGGCCTATTCAAGACTACCAGCGAAACAGGCGCAAACGTAAGTAAAGACGAAGTAGACTATTTAGTACAAAAGCATCTAAGTAGCGCGCAGTTTTATACTAGGCGTTTTATTGACTTTATGAGTTTTCACGCGTCGGCTAAATTTCCTAAATATTTTGAAAGTAAAAACGAGCAACTATCGCCAGAAAAAAGCGCGGCGTTTACAGGCTGGGTACTATGAAAAAACAATATAAAATAAAAACTAAAAACGTTAAAAAGCTAGTAAGCTATTTACGTAAAGACAAAAAACAAAAAAATGAGTACACTAACAGGTAAAAAAATATCGCAAACGTATGAGGGTTTATTAAAAACTAGCGACGAAACGCCTTTGTCGGCAACGCCGAAAGCAATTACAGACGGTTTAGGTAACAGCTCTGGTATAAAACTAGATACAAACGGCAATTTAGATGCTGGAAATACTATAAGTTTTGGATCACTTAAAGATACAGCCGAAAACATTACTATAAATAAGTTTATAGACCAGGCAGACGGCATAGTCAATAATGACAATGACACTAGCCTACCTACTAGCGCAGCTGTAAAAAACTATGTGGACCAGGCAGTAACGGCCGAAGACTTAGACTTTAGCGGCAATAGCGGTACTGGCGACGTAGACCTAGACAGCGAGGCGTTTCAAATAACAGGCTCTAACGGCATAACTACAACCGCTTTAGATAATACGCTAGATATTGACGGAAGTACGCTACAAACGTCTATAAACACTAATACAGGCGACATTTTAACAAACGCTACTAATATAACAGCCAATACTACATTAATTAACGAGCGTACAGCTGGTATAACAATAGGCGAAACAACTGGCGGCGACAGAGCAAAAGACTTTACGTTTCAAACTGTAAATTTTGGCGGTACCCCAAATAGTCAGTTTATTATGAGCCAGCAAGGCAAGTTTACTACTAAAAGTTTAAAAGTAGAAAACGCCTTAGAAAGTACGGCAGCTGAAAACAAATTTTTAAATAATGGTAGGGTAGAAATAGGCTCAAATCAACAAACGTCTGGCTCTAGTAATTTGTCTTTAGGTTTAAACAATAATACCAATAGTAACTATACTTTAATAAGTGGCACAGGTAACGCAATACAAAGCTCTGTAAATAGTTTTATAGCTGGCCAAGGTAACACACTAATTGAAAGCCCAGAAGCCGTAGCTTTAGGCGAAAAAAATACTATACAAGACGCGCCTAGTTCTGTAGTTATAGGCGAAAAAAACTTTATAGACGGCGGCAGCGTAACACAGTCCTCTGTCCGTTCGCAAGCGTTCGGTTTTGGTAATCAAGTAGAGGGGTTTTCAAGTATGGCAGTAGGCGGTCAAAATAAAGTAACTACTGCACAAACTGGCTTTGCTTTTGGTTTTAAAAATCAAATAGGTGGGGATAGTTCAAATTTTGTAATAGGCGAAAACAACAAACAATTAGTCGGTAGAGGTGGTTATATGATAGGCGGCAACCTAAACGGCCAAACAAACACTATGGTTTTAGGCTACAGAAATGACATCACGAAAAGACCGACGCCAGACCAAACAACAGGCTTATCTGACACTCGTATTGAAATAGGGGTAGGCGACGTAAACGACCATACAGCTATGTTAATTACAGAGGGTGGTGCAACAATAAGCGGCGTACCGCAAGTAGCTAGAATAATATTACCTACAATAAAAGAGTTTGACTTTACAGACGACAACGACGCCGCAAATAATGGCATACCAATAGGCGGTTTGTATCATTTTAAAGGCGACCTAAAAATACGGCTGGTTTAAAAAATGAGCATTACAGATTTGAAAATATACACGTTAAATTTTAGTAGTCTAGCAATTAGCATGACAAACATAGACTTAATTTTAAAACTTACTCTTTTAGTAGTTACTATAGGATATACTATACATAAATGGTATTTAATGAGTAAAAAAAATAACGAAAAATGAAATACATTATTAAAGGCTTACGTTTTTTAGCAAACAAATTAGAAAATTTTAAATGCGCGGTGCATAGAAACTGGAATATGTTTTTAGAGAGCCTTAAAAGTAAATGCGTATGCGAAAAATTAACAAAATAATAGTACACTGTACGGCTACGCCAGAGGGTAGAGACGTAAGTATTGACGAAGTAAGACGCTGGCACGTGGACGGTAGAGGCTGGCGAGACATAGGCTACCATTTTTTGATCCAAAGAGACGGCACAGTAGAAGAGGGGCGGCCAATAGAACAAACAGGCGCACACGTAAAAGGCGAAAACTGGGACAGCATAGGCGTAGCGTATGTAGGCGGCATGTCTAGCTACGGCGAACAAAGCGAGCCAAAGGACACTAGGACAGACGAACAAAAAGACGCTCTAATAGAGTTACTTTGCCAATTAAAAGACACTTACGGCGGCTATATATACGGACATAATAATTTTAGTAATAAGGCTTGCCCCTGTTTTGACGCAAAAACTGAATACGAAAATATAAGCAATAGATATTAAATGTTTTTTACTATAATATTATTGTTTCCTAGTAGTTTTATAGTAGGTTTAAATTACTACCCAGCTGACGAAACGACAGACTTAAACGAAATAAACATATACTTATTTATAATACAAATAAAATACGCCTGGTATGAAAAAAATATTTAACTGGTTTAGTAAAGGGGTTATAGGCGAAGTAGGCAAAGTAATAGACGACTTATTTACTAGCGACGAAGAGCGTATACACGCTAAAAACGAAATACTTAAGGTACTTAAACAACAGCAATTAGAGTTACAAAAATTACAGACTGAAATTATAGTAGCAGAGGCTAACGGTAATTGGCTACAACGCAGCTGGCGTCCTATCTTAATGCTAGCTTTTGGTTTTATAGTTATTTACGTAAAATTTTTAGCACCATTATTTAACTTCACTATACCGCCTTTAGAAAACGAGTTTTGGAATTTATTACAAATAGGTATAGGCGGCTATGTAATAGGCCGTACAGGCGAGAAAATAGCAAAAGAATACGCTAGTACCAAAAAATAGGTTAAGGCCCTTAAAAGGCCTTTAAAACGGTTATACTAGTATATGTATATTCTAGTATATATATAGTAGTCTAGTATATAGTAGTATTTATATATAGTAGTTATATACAGTAGTCTACTATATAGTAGTATAAAATATAAATAGTTTGCCAAACGGCAAATTTTTTTTTCTATTTTTTTATAAATTATAATTTCATAGTTTTACGCTAGGATCAAAAAAGCATAATGTTAAGCAAAAAGTCTAAAAAGCCTACAGTTACCAAACTAAAAAAAAAGCTAGACACTATTTTTAGTAAATACGTACGTTTAAGTCATGCAAACAAAAGCGGCTTTGTTAAGTGTTTTACTTGCGACGTAAAAAAATACTGGGAGAAGGACGGCATGCAAGCTGGACATTTTATAAGTAGAAAACATACTATAACGCGCTGGGACCTTAAAAACGTTATGCCGCAATGTTATAGCTGTAATTGCCATTTTTACGGCAGACAATATATTTTCGGTAAAAACCTAGATAAAAAGTTCGGCAGCGGTACAGCTGAAAGCCTTTTACAAAAAAGTCGTCAAATGCAAAAAAATACTGTTTCAGACTTACAAGACTTAATTAAATTATATACTGACAAATTAGAGCAACTAACAAAAAAATAGTATATTTGCCCCAGTAAAACGCTAGTTTTGCTATTTATATCGTAGACAAAGGACAGTTTTTTTTAAGGCTGTCTTTTGTTTTTATAAACAATTTGTGTATATTGCAGTCAATTACGATATAATAAAATTATGCAGCACACTACAGAATACCTACTCGCTAGAGTAGCAGCTCTCGAAAACGAGATAGAAAAATTAAACAACCAACTAGAATACCAAAAGGCCAAGTCAGAAACGTTGCAAAGCGCTTTAGACGAGGCCTATTTATTTATATAACCCTTAACAATAAAAACAATGAAAACAGGTAAAATAACTCACTTAGAGCCTAACGGCCTATGGAACGGTTTAACTAAATACAAAGTTACTTTCGCAGACGGCAACCAGTATACTTTTTTCGCAAAAGGTAATTTTAAATTTGCAGTAGGCGAAACAATTAGCTACGAAGTTACAAACGAAGAGTATCGAAACGCAAAAGTAAGCGCAGACGAGTACAAAAAAGAAACGCAAACAAACACTACGCCAAACGTAAGTACAAGTTTTGTAAGTAAAGACATTTTAATTATACGCCAGACATGTATAAAAGCCGCTGCAGACTTCAACGCCAGGCGAGCCGTAGGGTCCGACGAAATAATAAAAGACGCGCAGTTAATGTTTGACTGGGTTACGAAATAAGTATGCACCAAAAATGCACACTTATAGACTATGTTTGTAAAAAATAAAAATATGAGAGACTTATTTACAAAAGAGCTAGGCGGAACCCTACTAATAGTAAAACCAAACGGCGATACTTACGAAGTTAAAAGGAATTTTCGCAGCCACATAGTAATAGACCCAGACAAAAATACGCCTAAATTAAATAACGAAGAGAGCGACTACTTTAAAAAACTATATAGACAGAGTAGCGCATATTATAGATAACCCTTAAAACAATAAAAATGAATACTAAATACGAAAGTGAGTTTGTCAATAGTTTTGTCGTAAAAGACGAGCCTAAATTTGACTGGATAGCAGCAAAGCTACATATTAAAGCGTCTGAATTTGTAGACTTTTTACGTAAGCATAAAGACCATATAAAAGCCAATAACGGTTTTATGTCTATAGACTTACTTAGAGCGCAAAAGGACCGTTCAAAAATGTACGCTAAGTTTACAAAAATAAATAAGCAAGCGTTAAAGACTGACACAAAAAAAGTAGAGACGTCAGAGTTTATGCCAGACCGCGAAGAGGTTACGGCAGACGACGACTTGCCGTTTTAATTTTAATTAATTTTATATAAGGGTAGTAGAAATACTACCTTTTTTTTTATATTTAACCAAAAAATACGATATGCTAGTAAACTATAACGAACAAATAAAAACCCTTTCAAGTCTTCGCAAAGGCGAATTTAAACAGGGTCTTAAATTAGACATACCAGAAATAGACGAATACTTTAGACTAAAACCCCAAGACTTTGGCATTTGGCTAGGACACGCAAACGTAGGCAAAACAAGTATTACTATTTACTTAATGCTTTTATATGCCATTAAACACGACCAAAAGTTTTTAATATACAGCAGCGAAAACGAGCCTTACGAATTAATACAGCGGCTTTTAGAGTTTATACTAGAGCAACCAATAAAT